TGAGTCTGTAATTGTGTAGATGCGTCTAGGTGGGAAGTTAAGTCTACAGAAGCCTTTACGTAAAGCCGTATCAGTCGCAAGTGAACGTGCTACGATAAAGTCAGCCGCTGCTTGTAACGCAACTGTGTCGTCAGTACCGCTAGAGCCTGTTTCTGTAGTATCACCTACGGCCCCAAACCATTGAACACGCACGTCTTGCTCAGCGAACAAGCGAACCCAAGATCCGCTGGCCCCTGTCGTGTCAGAGTTTGGAGGTACGTAAACAGCGTTTTGAGTATCAGCAAGAAACTCGGTGTTTGCAGAGTAGTTAGTGGAGTCCCAGAAAAACTCTCCGTGGTAACCGTCACCAGAAGCTGTACGACCTTGGACTCGGGCTACGTCATCCGTAGAAGGGGTTAACGCTTTTAAGTCTGCTAGTAAGTTAACTTCTGTTACATTAGCGTCTAGTGCGTCTAACTGCGTTTGAATAGAAGAGGTAACGCCGTCAACATAATTAAGTTCAGTCGTTGTTAGGGTTGCACCGTCAAGAATGTTTAGCTCTGTGGCGTCTGCTGTAACACCATCAAGGATATTTAGCTCGTCTGTAGTAACAGTAATTCCATCAAGAACATTCAGCTCAGTAGTTGTAACCGTAGCGCCATCAAGAATATTTAGCTCTGTTGCAGTAGCAGTCGTTGCTAGTGATACAGCACCAGACGTTACTGTAAAGTCAGCAGAGTCAAACGAAGCAATGCCTTTATTACTTGTTGTTGCATCTTCTCCTGAAACAGTAACATTATTTCCAGACAACACGGTGTCAATTCCTTCACCGCCAACAATGCCTAAAGTCTCGCTGGAAAGAATAATAGTACCTGTACCAGTGTCTCCAGAAACATCTAAAGTGCTTCCACCACCTGCAACAACCGCAGCATCAACATAAGCTTTAACGGACTGTTGAGTAGGGACTAAAGACGCACTATCAGAAGACATACTATCTTCATCAACAAACCCTGTAATAGCTATTGCGCCATCAGAGATAGTTGCAAAAGTAAGTGTACCAGTAAAAGTAGGAGAAGCAGTAGAGGCTTTGTTGCCTAACTGTGTTTGAATAGGTGAAGTTACTCCGTCTACATAGTTAAGCTCAGTAACAGTAGCGGTGATTCCATCAAGTGTGTTTAGTTCTGCTGTTGTAGCAGTAAGACCATCAAGTATATTTAATTCTGTGGTAGTAGCCGTAAGGCCATCAACAATGTTTAGCTCTGCCGTAGTCGCTGTTACACCGTCTAGCAGATTAAGTTCTGCAGTAGAAAGAGTAGCGCCATCAAGAAGATTAATCTCAGCAGCAGTAGAAGTTATGTCAGTTCCGTTAAGGTTAAGAACATCGACATTAGCTGTGCCTGTTACAAACAGGTTGTTCCATTCTGCGCCGGTTGCTCCAAGGCTGTAAGCACCGTCAGAAGAAGGCACTAAGCTAGAAGCAATGTCAGCAGTAAAAGTTACAGTATCTGTATCAGCATCGCCTAGTGTAGTATTGCCTGTAACAGATAAACCAGCAAGAGTAACAGTGCCGGTAAATGTAGGATTAGCGGTGTCAGCTTTAGTTGCAATAGCTGTTTCAATAGCATCAAATTCGTCTTCAAAATCAGAACCACGAATAATCTTATCGGCATCTCCTGTAGGAAGAGTGTCCTTAGATGCAAAGTCTGTAATCTTAACGTAATCGGACATTACTGGTTCCTATTGGAAAAGGGAAAAAAAGATGTAAAAAGGGGCCATAAAGACCCCCGGAAGGTATTACTCGTCACAAACTGCGAGGATAAATCCTGCTTCTGGACGGTATACTTCAACACCATACAGTGTATCCGCAGTGTACAGAGTAGAGAGATACTCTTGCTTGTACTGAGTCTGCGAACGTACAGCCATCTGCTCTGCCATAACAAGAGCGTCAGCGTGGAAAAACAAACAACCACGAGTGTCAGCAGTAGAAGCACTGTTTTGAGCAGCAGCTTCGATTACTGGAGCGTTGCTTGAGACATAAATGTCTACACCATAAAGGTTACCGATAAGACCTGACTCTACACCACGACCGCCAACAAAGTCAGAAGACACGTATCGGTCAATACCCATCAGAGACTTACGTACTGCTGGTGGTACAACAACACAACGACCTTCCATAGGTACGTCAGCGTCGTCCATGAGCTTGATAGCTTCACGGAAACCAAGATCAGTAAAGTTGTCGCCTGAAGTTACAGTGTCAGCAGCATAAGCAGACAGACCAGTAGCAGCATTAAAGTAGTAGCTGTTGCTGTTAACCCAGTTAGCACCAGTATTAGCTGGAGTCTGAGTACGAGTACCGTCACCAAAGCCAGTAGCAGCATTGATAAGATCAGTGTCTACCTTAAGAGCAAGCTGATAGCCAGCATCTTCAGTGTAGAACTGACGCAAGCTGTTAAGAGCTTGTACTTCTACAATGTCTTCAATGAGACGTGAGTACTCAAAGTGACGATCAACAGAGACAGTTAATTCCTGCTCAAGATTTGCTTGGATTGTTACTGCTGCGGATTCACCCTTAGCAGAAGCAGCACCACGAGTAGGCTTAGGGATGTGGATTACATCGCCTTTCTTGCCAGACATTTGAATGCGCTTGACAAGAGGAGCCATCTTAAGGTTCTTTTGGTATGCGGCAATTACTTCATCACTCCAAATTTCTGGAATAAAAGTACTTGCTGCTGTTTTGTCTACCACAGCGTTTGCTGTGAAGTAAGTTCCGGAAGTTTCGTCAGCCATGATTAATCTCCTTTAGATTATTTGACCCGACCCTCCGCATAAGCTGTCAGTATTTCGTCTGATAAAGCTTGATAACGCTCGGGGTCTGTTTTCATTAGTTTAATAATGTCGGACCTGCGATATACTTTCTTACGTGAACCCTCACCAGTGCCTCGTGCGTTGCCTGTATTAGCTGCCTTTAGTGTTTGCTTGCGTGCCTGTTTTTCAACTTGGGCGGTTTGCTTTGCAACTGTTTTACGTTCTTTCCAGAGTGTAAACAGTTCGTCAGCAGAGTCAGCATCATACTGTTGGTCAGCGGCTACAAACAGCTGAGTCCTAATCTTAGATGCTTTAATCCATTCAGCAAACTGAGGATCACCAAGGATCGTCTGCATGTCTGGATGTTTAGCTTGAAGCATTGCAAGTGACGACTGTTTTTTGTATTGCTCAGTGTATTGCTCTGCTTCTCTAATCTTAGGGTGATTCTCAATAGCGCGGTTGACAGCTGCTTGAGGATCTGTAAAATAATCTATATCGTCTTCAGGCTCAACGTGTTGCTGTTGAGGTGCTTGTTGCTGTGATTGAGTACTGATATAATCATCCACAACTTTACGAAGTTCGCCTACTTCAGAAGACTGACGACCTAAAAGCTTTTCAGCTTCTTGGTGCATTTGTACTACTTCTTCTAAAGACTTACCTTGGTACTTATCTGGTAAGTTTGTTTCTTCTGGCTGAGGTTGCTCAACGGCTACTTCTTGTTGAATCTCGTTAACTTCGTTCTGCTCGATTTGATCTGCGTGTCCTTCTTCAGGGGCTTGATCTATAATCGTTGCTCTAGACATAATTAAACTCCGTGATCATTATCATTATGGAGATGTTTATTTATTACCTGCTTTTTCGTGTTCCCTAACCCATTTCATGTGCGCTCCGGGGAATGAACCATCGGAACCATTAAGGTGGAAAGACGGGGCAGATACCATTTTTGTAGCGTTGGCACCGCAACCGCACCTACTGGTTGTAGTACCATCCTTTACAAATTCTTCAAAGACATGTCCGTTTGTACAACGAAAGTCATATATTTTATACATCTACAGGTTCTTCATCCTCTGCTTCGGCTTGATCGCGAGAAGCTTCAATTGTAGCCTGTAGATTGATAACAGTAGCAAAAGCAGATACTTGACCTTTACGGAAAAACAAGTCTTCCTGATCTTTAACTGTTTGAATGTCTGCTAACTGTGTTGCGTTACTAGAAAGCTCGTTAACGAGTTGTTTGAAACCTTCATGATTAAACAATTCATTGTAATTGTTAAAATATGTTTCAAGCTCGGGTGTCATAGTTTCCTCTAAAGGTTCTGTGTATATTAATATTATATCATAAAAAGTTTAAACTGTCAAGCTTTTTTTGTAGTTTTTCTTCTACGTCCAGAAGCTGTGACAGCATGTTTAATTTTAGCCGGTCCTGTTTTACGTTTAGCAGAAGATTTTTTTTCTGCTGCGGTCATCTTAGCTGCAACCGCTTTAGGTCTACAAGAAGGGTAAGGACGTTTACTCTTGGTAGCTGACTTGCGGCCACAAGCCTTACCCGTTTTAACGTCCACCCAATCCTCTTTAAACCATTTAGTTAAACCGCCTTTGGTTTTACTCATAGGTTCCACCACGTTTTTTATACTCTTTAGTCAACCAACCTGAAGCATAAGCACTAGGCCAAACCTTGTATTTCTTTTTTGCCTCTGCCTTGACTCGTGAGTAAAGAGCTTTGTTTTTAGGTTTAGGACTACTTTTTCCCTTTGCCATAACTAACCTTCTTACCTGTTTTCTTGGCGGCTGCTTTAGCTTTTTTCTTACCTGCTGTTGTGTATGCGTATTTCTTTCCGTTTACCATTGGCATAGTAATCTCCTTACCATTTAGATTTGTTTGCCCAATAAGCTGCAGACATTTTACCTTTAGCTATGTTTTTTGCATGACGTGCTTTAAAAGATTTACGTCGTGCTTTCTCTTTAGCAGTAGTAGGGTTTTTACCTGCTCCGCTAACTCCCTGTTGTCCATACCTAATAGTCTTAACTTTATCGCCTTCTTTAGCTACAACAACGTGAGACTTTTTAGGATGGTTAGGCGTCCTCTTTGGTTTGTTGAACCCGCTTACGCCCGCTCGTGCTAGTCTTGGATCTTTCTTTGCTGGCATTACTCAGTTCCTCCACCTTGGCTTCCAGTTTCTCTAAACGCTGGAATGTTCCTTGGAAGTGGTTGTTCACTTGGTCCAGTAACATTTGCATTTCTTTTTGCGTTATTAACATTAGTCTTACCTTCTATTTGCTTCTCTTTAAGGAGAGTATCAGCAACACGCATACGTCGCTCAAACTCTTTATCTTCAGCATCACCTTCACGAAGGTTGCGGGTAATAGCATTGATCTTATCAATTTCAAGTTCTTGAGGAACCGCTTGGGCTTCTGCAGCTAGTTTAGTAGCACGTGCTTGCGATTCTTGCGCCTGAGCAGACAACGCTGCAGTTTGTGATTGCTGGAACTGCATTTGCAACTGTTGTACTTGTTGTTGCATCTGTTGTGCTTGCGGGTTAGGCTGTGAAGCTTGAGCAAGTGCTGCAAGTAATTCTTCACGGTTAGACAGATTCATGTTGTCAACTACTGACTGTATCAATGTGTTATACAACGGAGAATCTTTACCCATTGTCTGCAACAACTGAACAAGCTGAGTAACTTCGTACTCACGAGCAATAATACCTAGAGTACTACTTGCATTAAACTTGTAGTCAGCTACTGGATAGTTTTCAGGATCAAACTGCATATAACGGTGGGCGGCTTTCTTAACAAAAGGAATTAAGAAAGACTGTTGGAAGTTAATTAGTGTGCGTTTATGGCGTTTAATAATAGCGCCAAGAGACATACTAATACCAGCGGCAGTACTCTCGCCATTAACGCTGCCTGCAATTCCGGCTGAGTCCACTGCTCCTGTTGCTTGCTGTACCATCTGCTGCAACGCTCCGGCTTGAGCAAAAGTAATTTGGCTAACTTGACCAAAGTTAAATGGTTGTAAAACTTCACGAGGGTCTCCATTGGTTAAAAGCATTTTACCCGGACGTACTTCTGGTTTAGCACCTCGTGGTAGACGTGT